CCGGTAATTTATAACTCAATTGTGGAATCTTCGTTAAGTCTTCTAATTGCATCGGCGTTTTCCTGCCAAAATTCTTTATAATCAGTTATAACATATTTGTCTTTATAACTCAAGTAATTTTTGTATGAGAAATGCTTACTAATTTCTTTACGAAACAAAATAAAAGATCCTTTGCGAGTAACCTTAATAACTAAAAACCAAAGCAATCCAAACTCAGCTTGTTTTATCCATTTATCTAAAGTTTTATTTTCGTTGAATAATTGATGGAAATCAAACGCTTTATAATTTTTACATTCAATTTTATAACGAGAAAGACATGGAGGTACCATAATATCACCATCCATCATTCGTTTTTGTTGTTCGGTTAGTTGATCAATTCTGAAAACGTTAGCGCCTCCAGTATAGGCTCCGGAATTTGGAACTCTAATAAAATTTTCATTAAACGTTTCACTTAAATCTTTTGCTACATCACGCTCCCAGGCGTTACCTTTTTGTTTTGCCGCACTTGGCATATGTAGTTACTTATCACTTAGCTAAATCTTGCAAGTTTATAGCTTGTTTTACAGCATCTAACGGAATTTGAGCAGTCCAATAATTACCTTCGTCTGCAGGGTTAAGTTCTGGTAATTTATCTCTATCTAATACTAACAAATAAGCTCTTCCTTTTTGTTTATACTCATGAAATGCAAAACGCCCAGCTAATTGTATATCATCTGATACATATGAACCAGTTATACCTTTACGAGTGTTACCTGCTCCTCTAGAAACTACAAAACCATCATTCTTTAAGTTTTTATATTCAGCGGATGATATACCTCTATAAGCTTCATCTGGATTGTTTTGTAACTTTGCGATATTTGCTACTATTTTTTTATGTTCATCGCTTTCTGGCGGGAAGAGCAAATAATCATATATAGTTTTACTTTCGTTTAGTTTTTTTTTCCGTTTTTTCTTAACTTTACCTTTACGTTTAATTGTAGCTCCTAATACTTTGGGTAATCTCGCGTCTCCTGGAGCATATGTATCGCTAGAACTATAATCCCCTCCTCCTTGACCACCAGTTGCGGCCATACCGACACCAGCTAATGTATTATCAGTTAAATATCTTGTTACTAATTGGTTAAATAGTTTAAGCGGCATTTTAATTATTTATTTCTCAAAGATTAATTAGTTGATTTTCTGAAAAAGTCACTAGAATAAATATATGAATATTGATGAGATCATTGAGCAGTATACTATAGAATCTAGTATTGATACTAATATCGATAGGCTCAATGTTACAGAAGTACAAGAAAAGCTTGTTAATAATAAACATAAGTGGTCTGCCCGTTTAATTAATCATAAAATTAAACTTAATAAATATCGCAACCAACGATTTACTATTTTAGAAGAAAAAATTGAAGAATATCAAAATACTCAACCGGTAATGGTTAATAAATCTATTGCTGAAAAGGCTGTGAGTAAAAAGAAAGATATACGAGTTATAGATAATAAGATAGAAAACGAAATATTAATTATTCAACACGTTGAAAACATTTACAAGAATATAAGTTTCGCTACTAACGATATTAAAAACTTAGTAGAATTAATGAAACTAGAGATGCAATGATTAATATTAGTTATCATTCCTGTTCTCAAGTTGTAATTGAAGGTCCAGAATTAAACATAATAAGAGAACACTTTAGCGTTAAGAATGAAGCGGCTCATTTTCAAAGACGTATGGGGAGGTTTGTTCCTTCTCGAACATATGTAATAACAAATAACGGCAAAGTAGATGTTGGATTAGTTTTCGAAATAGTAAACTTTTGTACAGATAAAAAAATAGAATACACAATAGAAGAAAAGGTAACATCTACCTTAATACCTTCTTTAAAGAAAGAAAAAGTTAATAACTATGATTTATCTCTCTCGTTTAGAGATTATCAACAAGAGATAATAAACAAATGCATTAATACTGGGAGAGGAACCGTAGTACTAGCGACCGCAGGGGGTAAAACTCTTACCATGGCAGGATTGCTTGAGTACTATTATCAAAATTTTAGTAAGAACTTCAAATGTTTAATTATTGTTCCTGATTTAGGATTGGTTAATCAGACAAAAGGAGACTTTAAAGAATATAAAACATCATATTCTACTTCTAAATGGACAGGTAAAGATGAACTTAATTTATCCTCGAATGTTATAGTAGCTAATTTAGGTATACTACAAAGCTCTAAGCAAGATATATCATGGATTGAACATATAGACTTATTAATAATTGATGAGGTACATAAACTTAGAAGGGGTAATAAAGTAAACAAAATTTTATGCAAAGTAAAAACTAACAACCGCTTCGGTTTTACAGGAACCTTACCTCCTGATAATTTAGACGCTTGGAATATTTTTGGTAAGATTGGTCCTAGATTATACGAAAAAATGGCTCATGAGTTACGAGACGAAAAATATGTTACTCCTGCTCGTGTTCATGTACTAGAAATAAACTATAATACTCCTACTAATCAAATATATCAAGGAAATAATAGTAATGCATTTTATCTGCAAGAGAGTGAATTTATAAGAAGTAACGTATACAGAAATAACCTTATATCTAAGCTATGTAAAAAACTCGACAACAATGCTCTTATACTTGTAGATTATATTGAACACGGTGAGCTATTAACAGCTGCATTACAAGAAATATGTAAAAAGAAAAAGGTATATTTTATACAAGGAAGTGTTGAGACAGATGAGAGAAAACGAATACAAAACTATATGGAGAAAAAGAAAAATATAGTTGTTGTTGCTATATCAAAAATATTCTCTACTGGTATCAACATTAAAAATTTACATTATATTATCTTCGCCGGTGGTGGTAAAGCTAAAATAAAAATCGTTCAAAGTATCGGAAGAGGTTTACGGTTGCATACTGATAAAGAAGAGCTTATAATCTTTGATATCGCTGATAATCTACGGTATGGGCAGCGACACGTTGAAGAGCGTTTAACCTTATATGACAACGAGGATATAAAATACAAATTTACAAGTTATAATGAAAGAAGCGAAACCGAAACCAAAAAAGAAAAAAGCTAATAAAAAGGCTTACTATGTAAGTCCAAAAGAGTTTTTAGGTCGTTTAACTGAATACTATAAAACAGATAATTTAGAAGATGAACTTGCTGAGTCAGTTTATAAGATTGCAGTCGGTTTAAGTTATTCTCCTAATTTTATTAATTATAGCTACAAAGATGAAATGATTGGAGATGCAGTAGTTAAAATGATTGCAGCTGTAAAAAATAAAAAATTTAATTTAGAGTCTACTTCAAATCCATTTTCTTATTTTACTACAATCGCATATCATGCTTTCATTAATAGAATAAAAAAAGAAAAGAAATATAGAGAGACAATTAATGATTATCAAGAACAAGTCTATGGTGAATTAGCACAGGAGGAAGAAATACCTAAAATGGCTCCTCAGAAAGACTACGATAAAGAGCTCTATTATTAATGGAAAAATATAAAATAGCTTTCTTTACTGATCTGCATATAGGTGTTCATCAAAACAATGAGCGCTGGTTAGATGTAACGTATAAATGGGCAAAGTGGTTTACATCAGAGCTTAAAGAGAAAAATATTAATAAAATTATCTTTGGTGGAGATTTATTTCACTACAGAGATGAAATTAATGTAAAAACTTTACACTTTACAGATAAACTTTTAGATTTGTTTGATGAGTTTGAGCTGTATATGATACCAGGAAATCATGATGCTTATTATAAAGATAATGCTACAGTACATTCTTTATCTATTCTTAATAATAGAAAAAATATTAAAGTTTTCGATAAACCAACTGCTTTTAATCTTGCGAGTAAGCAAATTGGTTTCTGCCCGTGGGGTACGTCTATAGATGATGTACCGACTGACTGTGATATGGTAGTTGGACATTTCGAGTTAGAAAACTTTAACTTCAATAATCATAAAATTTGTGAAGAGGGAATGAAATCGCAAGACATTCTCAAAAAATCTAAATTAATTTTTACCGGTCATTTTCACAAAAGGCAGCAACGTAAGTTTGAAGACGGTACAATTATATACGCTGGAAATCCATTTGAAATGGACTTTAATGATATTAAAGACCAAAAAGGATATTATGTTTTAGATTTCGAAGAAGAAAATATTACATACGATTTTTATGAAAATAACGTGTCTCCAATACATGTAAAGGTGACGTTATCAGAGCTCGAAGACCTTCAAGCAATAGCTAAAAATAAAGGCTGGTCAAACCTATCTATCAAAATTATTATCGATAAAGAAATAAAAATTAATTTATTAGACAAAATAATTAGTTCGATTAATTACGAAGGACCATTTGCTCTTACAACAGACTATTTAAACAAACTAACGTTAGGAGATAACATCTCTATTCCTAATGATCTAGGAGATTTGAATATAAAGGAATGTATCGTAGAATATATAGAGTCGTTAGATGTAGAGAACAGACTCGCAGTAACGAAAAAAACTATTAGTTTATATAATCAGTTTGTATGAAGTTTGTAAATTTTAATACAATAAAAATCAAAAACTTTCTATCTATCGGTAACGAAGAAGTAGAAATAGACTTTAAGCAAGGTCTTAATATCATTACCGGTATAAACAAAGACAAGCAAGATAGACGCAACGGGGTGGGTAAGTCTACAATTGCAGATGCAATTCATTTTGCTATCTTTGGAGAAACTATAAGAGAATTATCTAAAGATTTTATTGTTAATGCAATCAATAAAAAGAATACTGTTGTACAATTAAATTTTTCTGTTAACGAAAACAACGAAGTAAAACAATATAAGGTTGTTAGAAAGTTAAAACCTACAAAATGCTATTTGTTTGTTGATGATGTGGATTTAACAGAGAGTACTATACCTAATACAAATAAAAAAATTAAGAGTATTGTTTCTGGTTCGCCTGAAGTTTTTCAAAACTGTGTTATAATGTCTCTTAACACTACCTTACCTTTCATGGCCCAACGTAAGGTAGAGAAGAGAAAGTTTATCGAAGGTATTCTCAACTTAGAGATATTCTCTGAAATGCTTAATAGAGCAAGATCAGAATATAACGATGTGCAGAAAAAGTATGAACATGCCCATAAAGATTATGACCACTCAAATAACATTCTAACTCTCTTAAAGGAACAAAAAGACAATATTGTTAAAAGTGTTATTGAACAAAAAGAAAAAATATTAAACCGTATTTCTGTAATTGAGAAAGAAATAGAAGAAAACAAAAATAAAATTGAACCTATCGATAAAGAGTTAGTAGAACGTACAAAAGAAAAAATTATTCAAATAAATGAAAAGCTGGAAGACATTTCTACTAAAATATCTGACGTAAAAACTAATATTACGAGACACGACACCGAAATATCTTTTTATCAAAAACAAATAGATAATATTGGTACAGAGAAAGATGTCTGCCCGACTTGCTTGCACGAGATTACAAGTAATGATAGAGAACATATTCATTTAGAGAAAGAAAAAATTAATAAAGATATTCTTAATAGAAAAGAAGATATTGAGAGTCTAAAAAAACAAGTTAATGGGTTAAAAGAGCTTAAAAAGAGTAACTTAGATGTAAAGGATAAAATAAATGTTTATATTTCTAATGTAAAAACCACTGCTAATAATAACAAATTAGCTAAATCTTATATTAAAAATTTAAGTAATGATTTGGATTCTAATAATAACAATCTCAAAACTCTAGAAGAGAAAGAAACAAGCGTTGAGGTTCAAGATCTCGAATCTAAGATTAAAAATAAACTTATCGAAGTTGAGGAGTTAGAAAAAAATACTAACGATATTCATAATGATCTCGAAGTCTTAAATGTAGTAAAATATATCCTATCGGAAGAAGGGGTAAAGTCTTTTATAGTAAAGAAAATACTTGATGTACTAAACAATCGATTAGCTTATTATCTTCAAAAAATGGACGCAAATTGCTTGTGTTCTTTTAATGAATTGTTCGAAGAAAAAATCATTAATGAAAAGGGAGAAAATTGCTCATACTTTAATTTTTCGGGAGCTGAACGTAAGAATATTGACCTAGCTATTTTGTTTACATTCATGGATATGAGACGTTTACAAGGAGAAGTAGCGTACAACATTGTTATATTTGATGAATTGTTAGATAGCTCATTAGATGAAAAGGGAGTAGAATTAGTGCTTAGCTTACTAAATGAAAGAGTTGAGGAGTATAAAGAAAATATTTACATTATTTCTCATCGAAAAGAGTCCGCTAAAGCTGCTACTGGAGAAGTTATAACCTTACAAAAGCAGAACGGAATAACAACTAGAGTGGATTTTGTAGACGAAAACTAATAAATTTATATAATGATTACGCCGTTTGGAGTGCAACAAAGTAGGTTACCGTTTGCCTCGACACCTACTATCAATCCTCTTCTTAATGTACAACGAGTACAACCAGTTGTACAACCAAAAAAACCTGCTCACGAATTACCAGATTTACCCCGGTCGTTAAATTTTTATGCCGATTATTCAGGGTGTGGTCATTGGCGAATGATATGGCCTGAGAAACTTCTTAATTGTTACGCGAAGGCAAACATACAAGGCGGAACAGTTATGATTGGGGATAAAAACTTTTATAAAGATCTTACAACAATCCGAATTCAGAGACAAGCAACCGATCAACAGTTAAAATTTATTCAGTGGTTAAAACAGGTACAGCAAGAATTCAAATTTAATATTGTATATGAGATTGATGATTTAATCTTCAAAGAAGATATACCTGACTATAACAAATTTAAATTTGCGTTTGAAGATCCTGCTATAAGAAAAACTAGTATGGAAATCATGCAGCTTTGTGACGAGATAACCGTAACAAATAACTTCATGAAAGATTACTATACAGAAAAAACTGGGAATAAAAATATTACGGTAATTCCTAATTTTATACCTCGGTTTTGGATGGATAGGTATTTTGATATAAATCAAATAAAAGAAAATTATCAAAAGAATAAAAATAAACCACGTATAGTTTATTGTGGTAGTGGTGCTCACTTTGATATTGACAACCGTATTAAACAAAAAGATGATTTCTTTCATGTTAATGACGTAATAAGAAAAACTGTAGATAAATTCCAATGGGTTTTTGTAGGCGGATTTCCACTAACTCTGAGAGATTTAGTTAAGGAAGGAAAAATTGAATTTCATGAATGGACTAATCTTGTTG